TGTTGTACAGGATAGTACTCCTAGTGCATCTGATTTACCTGAAGTTGGTGAGCTAGCAGTAAATGGAAATATAAATAGCATTGGTGGCTTTATGCGAGCCAGCGATAATAGTATCGTAAAAATATTTGGCCCAGGATCTGTTACTACACCTACTGCTACAACTACAGTTTCGGGTATATCTGAATTAGCAACTAATAGTGAGACAACAACTGGAACTGCTACAAATAGAGTTGTAACCCCTGCTGGATTAAATGCAGTAACAGTTGCAGAACGTACCACATCAAATAATAATTATGTAGCAAAAGCTGGTAGTACTTTAACAGGTGTATTGACCATGCCTAATGGTTCTAATTCAGCACCTGCTATAAATTTTGGAGATAGTGATAGCGGGATATTTGGTGGAACGAATACTGTTAGCTTGGCTGCTGGAGGAGGAACAAAATTAACAGCAAATGCAACAGGTATCGGTATTGGTGCTGCTGCGAGTGCATTATTTCATGTAACAGCAACAAATCCAGAATTAAGAATACAAGGAACAAATGGTAATGGAGCTACTCATAAAATTTTTACAGGAGGATTAAATAGTGAGTCTTTACAAATAACAGGTAACTCAAATTTATTGTTAAATGCGGATGTTCACTTTTTTAGGTCATCTAATGAGGCTACAGAGTATGCAAGGATCGACAGTTCAGGTCGTTTGCTTATTGGACATAGCTCTTCTGTAGCTGCATCTGGAAATGGTTTTTCTTTACAAAATAGTGGTACTGGATTTGCTGATTCATCAGGTCTATTTGGAAGATATGGTGCTGATAATAATGGTCCTACATTTGCTTTTTCTAAATCTCGTAATGCAACACTTGGAGGTCAAACTATTGTTCAAGATGATGATGAATTAGGAAAAATAAGATTTTATGGTTCAGATGGAGTTGACTTTAATAATTTTGCAGCAGAAATACAAGCACAAGTAGATGGAACTCCTGGTGCTGATGATATGCCAGGTCGTTTAGTGTTTAAAACGACGGCTGATGGTCAAGCTACTCCTACAACAAGATTAACAATAGACAGTACAGGTTTAGCTACTTTTGCTGGCAATGTAGACGTTGGTGCTGGTATTGACGTAACAGGAGCTATTACTGGAACTGCTGATGCAAGTATAAACAGCATAAATATTGGGAAAGGTGCAAACTCTGTTGCTGGTAACACTGTTCTTGGAGAGAGTGCTTTAGATGCTTCAGTTTCTGGAGAAGGAAATACTGCTATTGGAAACAATGCATTAACTACTTTGACCAGTGGTATTAATAACACTGGAGTGGGAAGATTTGCTCTTTCAGGTTTAACTACAGCATCAAATAATGTAGCGATTGGAAACTCAGCATTAGGAGTAAATGAAACTGGTTCTTCTAATGTGGCAATCGGTGTAAGTTGTCTTGATGCCAATACTTCTGGAGCTTCTAATGTTGCAATGGGCCATCATGCTTTGGGAGCAAACACTACAGCGTCAAATAATATAGCCATTGGAAATGGAGCATTGTCTGCAAACACTACTGGTACACAAAATTTAGCTGTAGGACCAAATGCTTTAGATGCTAATACTACGGCTAGTAATAATACGGCAGTTGGATTTAATAGCGGAACTGCCAATCAAACAGGTACTTTAAATACAAGCCTTGGTTCAGAATCTTTTGCAGATAACACAACAGGAAATAATAACACCGCAATCGGTCAAAATGCTTTAAATAATAATACTACTGCGAGTAATAATACTGCGGTGGGAAAAAGTGCTTTAGCAGCAAACACAACTGCACAGAGAAATACAGCCGTAGGTAGTGGTGCATTAGATAGCGTTACAACTGGAGAAAATAACGTAGCTGTTGGTTATAATGCTGGCGCATCTTACACAAGTGGTGGACAAAGTACCTTTATCGGAAGAGAAACTGGTGGTACTGGTGGTAGTGGTATTACAGCTATTGGATTTTTTGCTTGTAGCAATACTACAGCAGATAATACCATGGGTATTGGTTATCAGGCTTTAAAAGAAAACACAACTGGGGGAAACAATCTAGCTCTTGGTAATAACGCATTAGATGCAAATACAACTGGATCTAGCAATACTGCCTTGGGCAGATCCGCTTTAGGAGCAAACACAACCGCTAGTAATAACATAGCGGTAGGTGCTAGTGCTTTATTAGCAAACACAACTGGAGCTAATAATATAGGTATTGGAAATTTTGCACTTGATGCTAATACCACTGCAAATAATAATATTGCGTGTGGTTATGCAGCTTTATCAGCTAATACAACAGGAACTCAAAACGTAGGAATTGGTAGTGCTGCTCTATTTAACAACACGACTGCTAATGCTAATACAGCAATCGGGTATGAATCCTTAAAGGCAAACACTACTGCTTCACAAAATACTGCTGTTGGAAAAAGTGCTTTACAAAGAAATACAACTGGAGCAGCAAATGTTGCTGTGGGTCATAATTCTTTAGAATTTAATACAACCGCTGATAATAATACTGCTGTTGGAAATAATTGTATGCAAAACAATACAACAGGAACTAATAACGTAGCATTAGGAGATGGTGCGTTAAATGCAAACACTACAGCAGATAACAATACAGCACTTGGTAAGGCAGCGTTATTAGTAAACACAACTGGAACAGGTAACGTAGCTGTAGGTTCTAATTCTCTTGATGCAAATACCACAGCTAGTAACAATACAGCAATAGGTCATGTCTCGTTAACTTTAAACACTACTGGAGAAAACAATACAGCTATAGGTAATGGAGCTTTGTCCGCTAATACTACCGCATCAAATAATACTGCTGTAGGATATGATGCATTAGATAAAAATACAACTGGAGCTAATAATGTAGCGATAGGAGCTTTAGCTTTAGATGCCAACACTACTGCTGATTTCAATACGGCAGTTGGCTACCGATCTTTATCGTCAAATACAACAGGTACACCTAACACTGCTTTAGGTGGTGATTCTTTAAGAGAAAACACAACTGGAGCAAATAATACTGCTGTAGGAAGTGGCGCGTTATTAAGTAATACAACTGCAGATGACAATACAGCAGTAGGTAGAAGTGCATTACTATCAAACACAACTGGCATACAAAATACAGCATTGGGAGTTAATGCTGCTGATGCTGTTACCACATCTAATAACCATGTAGCGGTAGGATTTAATTCGCTAAGTGCAAATACTACTGGCGAAAAAAATACTGCAATAGGTTCAGGTACATTAGCAGTAAATACAACTGGCGAAAAAAATGTTGCAGTAGGTTATGTTGCATTAGAAGCTAACACTACTGGAAGTCAGAATACTGCTCTAGGAGAAAATGCTTTAGCTGATAATATATCAGGAGGATCTAATACTGCTGTAGGACAAAATACTTTAGCTACAAATACAAGTGGAGGAGCTAATACTGCGGTTGGAATAAATGCCCTACAAAGTAATACGACAGCGGATAACATCACTGCTATGGGTAGAAATGCGTTACAAAGTAACACAACAGGTGCAGAAAACGTAGCTGTAGGAGCTTTTGCTATGACATTAAATACTACAGGTGCAGCTAACACTGCTTTTGGATTTGGTGCTTTAAATGCAAACAGTTCAGCAAGTCACAATACTGCTATGGGTAGGAGTGCTTTGTTAGATAATACTACAGGAGAATACAACACAGGAATAGGAAGGTTGGCTCTACAAAATAACACTACTGCTGATAGTAATACAGCTGTAGGATATGATGCTTTAGGAAGTTGTACTTCTGGTGGAGAAAATATTGCTATAGGTTTTAGATCAGGTGATAACTGTACAACTGGTAATAAAAATGTTTATGTTGGTGATAATGCTGGAAATACTCATGCAACTGGTGGTAATTCTATTTATATAGGTCGAGCTTGTAATTGCAGCACGAACTCTGTAAGTCAAGAAATTGTTTTAGGTGCTGATGGTGTTGGTAAAGGCACAAGAACATTTTTTGTTAATGCCGATAATGGTGTTTATCATGCAGGTAATACGACAACTTGGTCAACTGTTTCTGATGAAAGAATTAAAAAAAATATTGCAAATAATAATGAAGGTTTAGATATTATTACCAAATTACAACCAAGAAACTTTGAATACAAAACAGAAGAAGAAGTAAAACTTACAGATTTAGCATCTGTATCTCATATATGTACTGTTAAAAAAACTGGAACACAGTTAGGATTTATTGCTCAAGAATTAGAATCCGTTATACCAAGTGCAGTTTATACAGACGCTAATGGAATAAAAAATGTTCAGCCTGATAATGTAATTTATTATTTGATAAATGCTATAAAAGAGTTATCCGCAAAAGTCACAGCCCTCGAAGCAGGGTAAACTGTAACTAACTACCTTTTTATCATGGAAGAAAAAACCGCAGATGAAATTGCAGCAATCTTTTCTGCTGCTGGTGATAGCGTAACTGTCATCAATACTGCTCAAACATCAGATGAGACTGATGATGAGTATAAAGATAAAATCAAGCGTAATGTAGAGCATCTTGAAATTATCAAGGCTTACAAAAAGTTAGATGAGACAACATCCATTTGGACTTCAGAAGATTTTACTGCTATCGACAAAGCTGTTGTTGATGGTAAAAAAGTTTATTCTTAGGTATCATTAGTACAATTATTTAAAACTTATGTCAAAACTATCTGAAAGATGCGAAGAACGTAAAGCAGAAGCACAAGCTCTTGCTGATAAGTTCAATGCTCTTACTGAAGAAGGTAAGAAGATAGAAAACGAAAAAGCACAAGTTCTTGAACAGTTTAATGTTAAAAATTCTCAGTATGCAGAATTAGTACAAATGGTTCAAGAAGAAGAAGGTGCAGAGGCCGTAGTCGATGGCTAGTGTTACCTGGGCGTTAGCTAATGTTGACTATGATATAGACGATGGCTTCTGTCATACTGCACACTGGACCGTAACTAGAGTTGATGGAGATTATTCCGCATCATCTTATGGTAGTTGTGCATTAAACAAACCAGAATCTTTAACAAGTAGAACTGATTTAAAGGCAGCAGATATTATTGCAGATGTAAAAGCTGTCCTTGGTACAGACCAAGTTGATGCAATTTTAACTAGCTTAACTTTAAAAATTAGCGAAGAAAAAACTCCTACGCAGGGAAGTTTCGTACCAGTTATTTAGTTTTATTTGTTAGTTGTCTTGTCATAATCCCTAATGTGACATATATAGGAGTAATACCTATAATTGTTAATAGTACAAACAGTTTTATCATGTTAAATAAAATATCATCTGTTTTATCAATTTTATCTTTTATTATTAGCGTCACAACTATAGCTGCTGGATATGCAGGTTATCGTTACATAACAAGTCCACAGTTTGAAGCAATGATGATGGAAAAAGTTATGAATAATGTAAATAAAATATTACCTAATCAGATAGATAAAAAATTACCAAAGGTTACTGGTCCTATGTTGCCATTATGAACTGTTGGCATTGTAAAACTGAATTAATCTGGGGTGGAGATCATAGTTTAGATGAAGAAGATTATCCATTAAAATCTGGTGAATACAGTATGGTAACTAATCTTTCCTGTCCTAAGTGTCATTCTTTTGTAGAGGTTTATTTACCAAGAGATGCTTACGATTGATGATATTTGGATTTTTTAAAAAATTAGTTCAATATTACATAGACAAATTGGTTCATTGGTTGCGTATGCAAAAATTTAATTTACAACTGGATGATCAAATAAAGAAGTATCACGATAGTTTTGAAAAGAAAGAAGATCCTAAAATAAGAGAAGTTGGAAAGTTTGGAGAAGATGGTTGGTCTATTTCTATTGGAAATATAGATGACAAAGATACCAAAGATTGAAATAAAGAAGGTTTACGTTCCAAAAATAAGGTTATGGGAAGTACAGCCACCAATACTAGATGTTATATATAAACCAGTTGTAGATATACCAGGATGTGTTGATGCACATAGAAATAATCTTACAGGATTGATAAATGAAGATGAATTAGGCACATATCAAGCTTGTGGTACGTTTGATATTCCTAGTTTTGAACCACTTGAATATAACCCTGCTAATTTTAAATACACTGCACCAGCACAACAACAAGAACAACCACAGAATGAAGTTCAGCCACAACAACCTGAGATAGCAGCTAAAAAAAAGGACGAAGAGATAGAAATACCACCTTGTCCCAGTAAAAAAGACCAGAGAATTGGAGATTTTCGTAACGATAAAAAATTAGAGCGTGTTTCTGGTTATGAGCGTGGTAAAAATGGGATAGATTGTATAACCTTGTATGAAGACGTACCGTTCATCTCGCAATACATTCCAAGTTTTAAGCAGTTTACTGGGGTTTTTAGTCTTGCTTTGGTCGGCTGTTCTGCTCCGATCATTCTTAATTTAGTAAAACCCTTGGTGCGTAAGGTTTTTCAGCGTTTAAGTAAAAGTAAAAAAATAAGGTAGAATAAATATGATTCAATGGGTTGGATCAAAGTAGGCAAGTAAATACCCGTGACTTGTCTACTCTAATTTATGAGTGTGCGGTAATACTTGATTCTTCTGCTCTGTAACTATTACATCTTTACATAGGTCATGGTAAGGACTATCTGTTGCAAATGATATTCCCTTAATTTTTAACTCTCCACAGTTTTTTAAACGTGCCAGTTCGTAGTTTAATCTTTCCTTAGATAATATTTGGCTTTGTATTTTCTCTTGAGTCGTGGCACTTTTTAAACACGCATCTTGAAATCTATTGTCCAACGGAAAGGTAAAAGTTAATGCTGCTCCTACATTTAGTCCTAGAGAATCTTTGTTACCACTATAATTTTCTTGATAATACAAAATATCACCTGGATTTATTAAATTACCGTCTTCATCAACACTTGGATCGTACACTGGTGTCATATATGTGTAGTCCTGTGGTCGCTTTTGATTAAACGAAGTAGTAACGAATGGGCTAAATGACATTTGTGGCCCTTGGCATCTAATACCATTGCCATAATGATTTTCTATAGTGTTTCCCTGAAGAACTTGCGTGGCGAAATTCGATACACTGCCTGACGCACTGGCCGTTGGAGCACTAGTGTTTGACACATTAGCAAATACAGGATTTCCTAGCAGACTTATTGTGAGAATATAGTTGTGGTATCTGTTACGCTTTCTGACTGTATTGTGCGTGTTACGTCTGAAACTGACTCTAGCCCAGGTGGAGTATAAACTTCTGTAAATTGAAAGGCATCTCCAGGATTTGTTATTGACCAATTTGGTTTCTCTCCTAAATCTAAACCTGTCCATGTATATGTTGTGCCATTTATAGTTTCATTAACAGTTGCATTTGGTGCGGAGATAGTTGTGCCATCATGACTGACACCTGATCCTGTAACTGAATATGTGTACCCAGAATTATAGTTTGTTGTTTTGATAGTTTCTGTAATATTTGTAGTTGTCTCTGTTCGACTGGTACTTGACCCCTGAGTGAAGTTAGGAACAACAGGCACAGCGTAGATAGGGCTAGATATAAATAAAACAAACGGTAATGTCCTCCACATCTAATCTATTTGGAGGTCGGTAACAAAAGAACCAGTAAGCGTAACACCTGTACCAGTTCCAGGAGTTAGGGTAATTGTATGATTATCTAAACCAATATCTGCTGTGCCAACACTTGCTGCCTCAGTTGATGTGATATTTGAGAAGTTTGGTATCTCACCTACTGTGGCTGCTGCTGAAGGTGTGGCATCTCCTTCTATGTAACTTGTAGTGTAATTGAAGGCTTCACCTGCTGTAGTTTGTGCAACTGAATCTGGAAAAGTAATTGATGGTACGCCATCTGTTGCACCTCCAAAACCACCAATAGAATTAGCATCATCAGAATCCAGTGTGGTTACACCACTACCTGAGATACTGTATGAACTGGAAACTTTCTCGGCAATACTTCCAGCCGATACTGCTTCAAGTTGTACTGAAGAAGAAATTGAATGACTTATGCCTCCAGCATAAGAAGCTGGAATACCAGCAACTAGCAAAATTGGAAGAATTTTTTTCATTTACTTGAAGGATCTTTACCTGATGTTACATTATTTAGCTTCTTCTTGCCATTACTA